TTCAATATTATCAATATCAGTAATTTCTGTATTGAGTTCTTCGTTAGAATATTCGTATCTATCGCAACGCATTTCGTATGTGTATAGATTACCTAACTGGAAGAAGTTTTCAATATTTTCTGTGAATTTAATTTCATACATGTATCCAAGCATTGGTATCCAAATTAAATCACCCTCTCTTGGTCTTATAATAGAATCGTAATCGTAGCCTTCTTCGGTAAGTAATATACTTCCAGTTTCATCTAAGTATGAATACCCATACTCTGTTATAAGATTTGGTTTGAGTGCTTGAGTAAAACGCTTTTGTGATACGACAAACGTAATAGACTCATCGATTTGAAGACCAAACTTTGACATAAAATCTTGTTGCCCTTGAAATCCATCATAACTCTTGATGAACATCTCTATGTCAAGTGCATCTTCAAACTTCGAATTTACATCTTCCATGTAGAGTTGATCTAGACCAGGATAATTTCTAGGAAGATAATATCCTTGAACACCATATATCTTTATGGATTCAATAATAAGGTCTTCCAGTACAGATTGCTCTCCGGCAACTCTAGTGTACTGATTGAAAAATCTATTTCGAGCCATGATTATCCAAACATATCTGTAACAGGCAAACTAAATGAAGAAATCACTTCTTGTTCTAGTTTAGTAATTTCATCGATTGCTTCATCGTAAATCTTTTGCCCGTTGAATGTTACACCACCTGGCATTGTAAGTCCTTCGAACTTTTTAAGATTGTCGCCCCATTGTCTTTTGATGAGTGCTGTTGCATAATCTTGCAACCACCAATCACCCCAAGCATCGGTGTACACCTCAGGATCAACACCTTCGTATGCTTCAATGATAATGTATTCACCGATTGTTGTTTTTTCTGCCCATGCCATGTCGATGTATAAACGATTGCCGTGACGATTATATCTTAATGCTTGTTTACCCACAAATAGTTCTTCAGCAAGCGCAACGTTTTGAAGTGCCATGAAGTATGGTGCATAGTTTGTGGTATTGAATGCATACAGATCGTTCAATGCAATTTGATATCGCATGTTGAACAGATTGTTTGTTGAATAACTGTCGCCAATGTTGAATATGTTAATCACACCATTTATTGTAGATGGAATATCAACATATTTGTTTGTAACATCTTGTTCAGTTACTTGATGTGCAATGTATGTTTTTTGAGAACCATCAAAGTGATAGTCTTGCCAGTAAACAAGTGCTTCGTCAATTCTATCTTCTACTTGAGTGTCATCTACGTTAATCTCAATGACTGGTTTGCCTAATTTACGGAGACAGTATTCTTTAAATAGTTCTCTTGATGTGGGTTTTGCCATTTCATCTCCTTTTTCATTCTATTTATAAAAAGGAGATAGTGTATTTACCACGCCCAAGAAACACAAGAGTATCTAACGCCTTTTGTGACGGGATTTACTTTGTGGGGATACAGAAAATTTGATGGAAAAATAACAACATCACCCGTATTCATTTTGATTTCGGTGTCTTCAAACAGGATCAATTCACCACCCTCGTAATCATTGTTTAAACCGGCTAAAACTGTTAAAATTGGAATGCCTTTTCGTTCACCGTCAAATAATGTATGAATATGATCGCAATGCAGACTCATGATTTGATTTTCTTTGTATCGATTCATTCTCAAATCGCTGTAACCAACCCACGATCCAAACCAAGGCATATTTAATTGTGTGGTATATTTTTTGAGTGCATCCCAAATCAAATACATCATAACAGGTTTAACTGAAAAATCAGAGTTTGATATATCCAATTCTCTATCACCATTTTGTGAAAAGGCTTCGCCAGTGTTTGGATTACTATACTGATGTTGTTGCCAATAATTATATTCTTCAGACTCTCGAACAGCGGTTTCGCATATTTCTGATCCAAATTGTTCGTCAAATTTAATGACGTAATCATTTAAATTCATTTTCATGGTAGTGTTATCCCTGCGGCCGAATCTGCATCGCCAATATTGCCTCTAAGAAATGTATTAAATGCTAAACTGACCCTATGTGTGTCGGTTTGAACATTAGGAACATAATGCGTAAGACTGGATGGAAATAATAAAATTTTTCCTGTTTGTGCCGGTAACCACCAGTCGGTAGAATTGAATGCAGTTAATTCTTTATGTTCAAGCAATAATGGCCAGCGGCTTGTATTATTCGATGTAAAATATATTTTATCTTCAGATGGATGAGTATCAATATAGAGAACACCACTCAAATAACTATTGCTGTGGCTATGCGAATGATGAAATCGATCTTTTGCTGTAATATTTAACCACGATTGTGTGACATAAATTGAAGCGCCATCGACTGGACAAATGACAGTATTTAAATATTCATCAATTTTAGATTGAACGAAGTCGTGTAAATCTTTGAGTTCTGGATAATCTAAAACATTTTTGCTAATAGTACTTTCATTACCCCGATTCAATCTTGTGGGTAGATTACTCATAAAGTGGTTTTCTTCGTGTGTAAATTCTCTACCAATATGTGAAGCCATCACGGGGATTGGGAACAACCCAATCATTTCATTATCAGTTTTCATAATATTTCCAATTAATTAATATTGTGTAGTTTTCTTTTCAAGTTCTACGGCATCTCCGCTATCTAAATCGTTATATGGATTATTTCTAGATGCATAGAATTCTTCTACCGAATTCACTACATTACCATCAAGATCACGTAAAGCAAAAATACAATACCAAATGCATTTATCTGACAATGCAGTAAATTTATGTCTGTGTTCTTTTTTTATGACAATGAAAGTTGGACCAACAAATTCTTTAGGTTCAAATCCTTCAACTTCAACTAAAACTTTACCTTGCACTAAAAGTGTCACATGATCAAAATCGTGTTTATGTCCAAGAGAGTATTGACCAATAGTATTAAATGCGAATTGTTTGACCCAAATATTTCCAAAATATCCAAGATCAATGCTTCCACCAATTTCACTCATATTATTATTCCTTATAATTAAAACGGATTGTTAGGTCCAGGTTCATTCGTAAATGGATTTAAATATGCAACTGGAGTTCTCATTAATACAACGCTTTCATCTAGCACATATTCAGTTCCATTCCATAAGTATCTATTTGCTGTATCTGGAGGTGCAACTGGACATTCCCACTCACATGTTTCATTGTTTAGTATGTATCCAGTCACTGGACATGGTGCAATGAATGCATCAAGTCCCTCACTATATGTATATCCGAGTTGTGCAAAATGTTTTCTAAACTTTCTATTATAACTAGTTTGAACCCAACGTGTGTCTTCACCACGAAGTTGTTTGCAGAAAGCAATACCACGTTCTTCAGATTCATCACCATTTGCAATTGTGTGACTATGCGTAACAGAATTATCTATAACGATAACATCAATAACAACATTATTTTCATCTAATTGTGCAAAATGCGCCATTTTATTTCCTTACCAGAAGATAGTGCCTGAAGCAGTAAATGTATAATACTTGTAACCACCAGAAGTTGAAAGTGATGGACTACCTGTTGTTCCAGATGCATCAGGAGTACTTGCTAAGTATCGTAGGATAACAACACCTGAGCCACCGTTCAAACCAGTAACATTTGGATTGACTGGGTCGGAATTGTTGGTGACCGCACCACCTCCACCGCCACCTCTGTTTGCAGTTCCAGCAGACTGGCGGAATCCTGTTGGCGCTGGATTTGTTTGTGTGGCTTGCCAACCGAGTGGGTTTGCTGGCCTCACCCACAATGCGCCATTACCGCCACCGCCAGCGCCGCCGGCCGCTACCGTAGTATTTCCCAGTGAAACAGTAGGACTTGAAATTTGCAGACCGCCACCACCGCCACCAGCATAATAGTTTCCATCAAAGCCTAATCGACCTATACCACCAGCGGCGTTGTCGGCACCTATATAAGCGTTAGCCGGTCCGGTTAATGCGTTAATTCCAAAGCCTCCGGCGCCACCTCCGCCACCTCCGCCGTGTGTTCCATAGGAACCACCAGTGCCGCCAAAATTTCCTTGTAAACCGATTCTTGCCAAAGGTGTCGGTGGGCTTGGAATTTGTGGCGCTGGATAGTAAGTATAAGTATATCCAACACCTAATGGATAGAGGGCGTTTGCGCTCGCTATGTTAGGCACTAACATAGCCTCACCGCCATCAACGCCCCAATGCCACCCACCGCCTCCACCACCGCCAGATGCGCCATTGCCACCCCAACGATAACCTGTGGACACATTACCATCTCTGCCTTGGTGGGGTCTAGCGACACCGAAAGAAGTTACGTTTGCGTAGCCACCTCCGCCACCGCCACCCCAAGCAAGTACCGAGTTTGCGCCCCCTAGACCGCCATCGTTCCAAGTTGTATTTGCGCCCGATGTTGCACCGGTTGTGGAGGTAACAGTACCTCCAGCACCGATTGTGACAGTATATGTTACGCCTGAAATGACTGGGAATGCTGTGCTACCTTCGTTTGTCAGAAAGCCACCAGCACCGCCGCCGCCACCTTTGTCGCCGTTTGCTGGGCTTGGTGTTGGATATCCTATAGAACCTCCAGCGCCACCACCACCAACAACGATATATTCAAGATCAAAACCAGCAGTTGGATAAGTAAAATTACCCTTTGCTTTATTGATATCTTTTAAACTCCAAATAAATGCTGAATTAATAGCCATTAAGAAATCTCCTCGAAAGAACAAATTGCTTGAATTGTGCTATTAGTAGCCGCTTGGACTCTTAATGTATCACCTTCAAGCAAATATAAAGATTTTGAAATTGCGTCAATTGTTGCTTTGTATGGAACATCCATGCTGTTTATTAATTTGTAACTAGCAGTTGATCTTACAATGTCAACGTTTGCGTATGCAGTAGTACCAGAAGTAACATTAGTTAAGTATAATGCGTTTACTTTGTAAACTTTACCACTTGCCGCAGAATTAGTAACTAAAGTAGATATGACTGTTGTGACGTTTGCGACTGCTGTGTTACCATTAATTGTTGCGACACTTACGATATTTGGATTTGCCATGTTAATTTCCTCTTTGAATTATTTTATGTATTTATACGACAAATGTTAACCACCAAACACAATTGCCATTGCAATTGCTTTACCTGTAGTTGCGATATTCGATTGTGTAAAAGTCGTGCTACCTAGTACCAATGCAGTCTGTGCAGAAATTGTATCAACTAACAAGTTTGCGTATAGATATCCGTTAGCAGTCAGACTAATTGTTGTTGAGGGTTCAACGTTATATCCCTTAAACAATTTCCAAATACCATCAGAAGCATCTCTGAAGAAACCTGAGTGTAAGTTGCCAGAACCATCGCTGTATTGCCCGAAGAAACCAATGTCAACTGTGTTTGCAGTATTGTTATTTGCAATCTGCAACATGTTATCTTCAATGTTAACTTGAGTTGTGCTGATTGAAGAGTTGGAACCAAGAATTGTCAAGTTACCTGTAACTTGCATGTCACCACCAACGTATACGTTCTTAGCAATACCTGCGCCACCATCAACAATCAATGCACCAGATGTGATGCCTGTTGACTGTGTAGTATCAGAAATATCAACAATACCACCAACAAAAAGCGATTTAGCAACACCCGCACCACCTGAAGTGCGTAATGATCCTGTTGTACTACTTGTTGAATCTGTAGTGTCTGTGATGACAGTATTACCACTAATGTATGCATTTTTTACAATACCCACACCGCCATCTACAATCAATGCACCAGTGCTGTTAGATGTAGATTGTGTACTACCACTAATATCAACTATACCGCCAACATATAAATTCTTAGCAATACCAACACCACCAGATGCAACAACTGCACCTGTACTAATAGATGTGGATTCTGTTGTTCCTAAAAGTGTTGCAGTATTATTTACTGTAAGTGTACCCGTCAATAATGTTGTATCAAAATAGTTAATGACATTTGCGGCGTCATTGAAACTTGTTCTGAAATCATTAAACGTGTTCGATAGTTGAACTTGCGTGATTGCCATGCTTGTCTCTCTTAATTTTTATTGATTTGTAATAATAATTGTTTTATCTCACCCAAATCAGATTTAATTTGATCTATTTCAGTCCTAACAGAACTTAATTCTTGCCTATGTCTATTTATATCGGACATTTGTCTCTTTTGAATTTTGTATTTCAATAGAGAATCTACATCCGTATTTAGGATTGCTTTAGACCCGGCTTCACGTTCTGTGAAGCCTCGAACTGGATCAATGATTTTCAATTTTGACGGAATAATCATGCTAATGCCAATGCTCTCAAATCTTTAACTTTAGGTGCAGAATTTGGACTACTTGACGTAAACACAATCTTAACTGCAAAATATTTAAATCCATTAAATGTTCTGCCATCAGGTGTTGTGTAAGCAACTTGATTGTTCAATACTTTATAGAAATCTTGTCCAGTTGAAGTACCACCAAATACACTTTCAACAGTCATATTAGTGTTATTTGCAATTGTCGCAATCACACGTTCTGTTCTTGCTGTTCCTACTGCAATAGTATCACCGATCTTCAATTGTTCTAAGAACTTAGTGGAAGTACCATTGACTTGTGTGTTTGCGCTGTAAACTGCAATCGTGCCGCTTAACAATTCGGAACCACCAGTTTTTGCTACAGAAGGAACAACATAACGTTCTTCTTTAAACTCATCCGCATTTAGCGTGAAGTTTTCTGTGCCATCTAAACTCATAAGAGTATAGAACTTGTTATCAAAACTATCGGAATCATTCTCATTCAAAAGTTTGCAATAAACTTGAATGCCTGTTCCTGGTGGGCGATTCACTCTCAAGTAAACGCTTAAGTCTGATGCTTCAAATCCATCATTCAATGTAACAACTCTAGTTATATATCTAGAATCGGATGCGTATGGTCCAGAAGGATTCTCTTCATTGCGAATTGTCATGGTTTGACTTGCCGCATTTGATGTAGTGAAATTCGTAGATACAGTCATGTATACATTATTTGTAACTGATTGAATTCTACGATATTCATCACCGAAGTATGCGTATTCGCCAGCAAAAATTGTATTGGAGAAATCTGTTCCAGAACCAACAACAATGTTATTGCTTGAAGAATATGTAATAGTACCAGCAATTGCTGTGCTTAGGCTGTTATTAATGATGTTACGTGTTAAGTTGAAACCAATATTTTCATTATCAATATATGGTGTGATATATTGGTTTATCGTGCTTAACGTTGCTCTCAATGAAAGAGATTTAATTCCTTGAGTTGTTTCTGCCGTTGATGTAGAAATTTGTTTTCTAGATGGAAGAATAAGTCTCTCAAAGTTTTTAATTTCACGATATGTTGCATCAAGATTATATGATGCGTCAGCAGTTACAATTTCATATAGAATATTTGTACCTGGAAGTACTTGATCTCCAATGAAAGGATGTAATGCATCGTATGGAATTGCTGTTGATGTTCCAAGATTTGAAAGATATGCAACTTTAGCAGTTGTACCAAAGTTACAAATCTTCATTGTGAATTTAACATCAAGATTTTGTCTAGCAGACCATGTCTTATCATTTGAAGATGTGAATAGCACACCAGTATTGTATGCAGATTCAATTCTAGTATTTGTTTCGGGATTTGTAACGTCAATCGCACCAAGTTCTGCTACCCAAATTGCAAAATCTGGATCATTGTTTTCTGGTTTGATTGTAAATGCGTATTCATTTCCTGGAGACAAATAGATTGGATTTCTAAATGTAAACGTTGTTGCTAAACTTGCAGTTTCACTAACTTTAATGTTTGCGTTATTCACAAGCGCATGATCGCCAATACCAATTACTTGTGGTCCTGGATATCCATTGATCATCTCACGTATTTCCACACGCACATTTCTATTGTTGTTTGAAGATTTTGTTCTAAAGAATAAATCAATTGACGCAACATAGAAACCTTGTGGGTATGTCTCAGAGTCCACATAGAAACTCTGTGATACTGGATCCCAGTTTTGTGGTGGGGGTGGAGGTGGTACAAACTGTCTAGAAATTTCTTTTCTAGTTGATGAGACCACTTTTCTACCAACAACTTGAATGTTGTTTGTGTCGTTGAATGACACATTGAATGGGCGTGAGTTAATTGCAATCTGACTCTTAACTTGAGAGATACCAGTAGCAAAAATTGTTTTTCTTGCTGAAGTTAATGTAGTGCCTTCAGAAT